CCGCTTTCCCATAAACCAATAATGGTACCATCTGGGTTATAGTACAACCTATATTCTTTTACAATTGTAGGTCGCTGTGCATCATATGCTGCCACTAATTGTGCAACTTCATCCCATAAGTTGTTGTTCATAAAATTCAATTAATTCGTCAGTAATAAAATTTTTATTATAATAGTGTAAAGGATGATATTGATTAATATTGTTTATTCGTATCATTCCTTGATCAAATTCAGTTACAAAAACTTCATCAAAACTCATATCATCATTGAATTTATTGATAGCCGGTTTCATATGAACAAAATTAACGAAATCTGCACTAGGTAAAGTACAAAGTTCTTCGCCTACAATTCTAGCGGCCAATGCAAAAACAATATCAGTACTAGGCACACTCTCTCTACAATTTTTTAATTCATTGACAATGTTATTCCAATTGCTATATATTCTCTTTGCGATATCAAAAAAGTCTCGAGCTGTTTTTGTAAATCTAAAATACATCAATCCATTATAAACATCGGGCAAATTGTTATCATCAAATGTTTTTCTGTATTTTCTCACATCCGATAATTCTTGCCGATAATTTCTACATCCTGTACTTAATACCATGTCTCGCAATCTAAAAGCCTGTATCCAGTGATCTATACTTCTTGTAAACAATAAATCACTTTCTAGTTTTATAGTTTCTTTAAAGGGAGTCAATTCAAATACGAATGCCTCTGTACCATAAGGACCAAACGTGTGATTGGGAGATTCAATTACATAATCAAATATTTTCCTGTGTGCATCTGTGACTTTGGTCAATGTTTTTTGGTCAACCACAACAGCATATCTGTTATTTTTTTGAGTCTTTTTAACATTCAATGCCTGTAAATATGCCAACTGCAAATAATCAGTTTGTTCAGTATTACAGGCCACAGTTAAAAATCCTAGTTGTTCTTTATGCTGCATCCAAGACCTGATTAATAAAATTTTTACAATTTTCACTTTGCAAATAAGCTTTGCTCATAACGTGTAAATTTGTTTGCGGTAACACATAAGATCTATTAATATCTTTCACAATGACTTTTCCGTCTCGCAAATCTAAACTTGTAATAGGTTGATCTATTGCCACTATCTTACCTGGAATAGTTTTTTTGTCTAGCGCATACCCGTTTAAAATTATGTCTGCTATAGCAAATGCATAATCATTTCTAAAATTGCGTTCTTGAACATTAAATAATGCACAATAGTAAGCATAATTCCTTTGTATTCTTCCTATTAACTCAAAATACATTTGGGTTCGTGCGGTTTTTCTGAAAGCAAAAACAGTGGCCCATACATAAGGTAAGCTGTTTTCTCCCATAGCAGTTGGCCAATTGGTAGTTAAAGCTATACTGTCTCTAGACAGAAGGTAATCCCAATCGGTATTGAAAATTTTATTTAGACTATTGTCAAGTATCAAATAGTCGACGTCAATTACCAATGTCTCTTCGTATGGTGATAACTCATATGCATGATATCTGCCCGTATTTCGCCATTTAATAAAATTACCAGTATCTATATCGTGTCTATTGGTATATAAATCATTTTTTAATTCGGCATCGGTTATTAGAGTATACGGAATACCAAGTTTGTGACTGGCCAGTGCAAGTGTGTTTTTTGCTATAGATACATAATCTATAGTGCTAACATTATATGCAAAAGCAAGTATGCCTCTAGATTTTTCTAATTTTTTTAAGGTCTTCATATTCCTGATGCCAACGGTTCATTACTGTTTGATAATGCTGTTGTGCTGTGACTAAAAATGTTTGTCTCTCAATGACAACCGGATTTTCGTAGACATCTTCAAGATATAATTCATCCACAGGCCAAGTTTTAACAAATGCAATAAGTTCTGGTGTAACTTTAAACATACCACCATTGTGAGTCATATGCAGATCTGTTTGAATTTTTTCTCTGAGGATGCGTTTATTGGTTTGAAAATCTGTAGCCAATCGGATTTCCGCGACTATATTATCAAGTTCATTCATAGATTTAAATTTGAAAACTGGTTAGCTTATATTATACACTAACCAATGACGAATGTAAAGACTTTTAAGAACCAACACGGGCTACGGTGACTGCGCCCCAGGTATTTGATAAATTGGTCGTTTCTGGATAACTAACGTCAACAGTCACAGTGGGCGTTACATCGATGTCATCATCAAAACTAAAAGGTGTGTTTGAACCAGATGTAGAATTAATTGTACACCAAAATTGCAACTGAGTGCCATTGTCGTTGAATGATCCTTGAGGCAAATTGGTTCGTACTGATAGCCAAGCTTTATCTGTTGTATAATTCGTAGTTGTACTTGTTACTACAGCAACATTAACATTTGATGTAATTAATGTCCAATATCCTTCATTGGTATTGTTTGTCGTTAATGTTCCGCCGGTCCCGGTGCGCCCGCCGTTTGTATTTGCACCAAACGTTGCTATTCCGCCTAGGAATCCAAACAAATTTGTCACCGCAGCAGATCTTGATGCGGCACCGGCATTGTTAACACAACTTACATTAAACTTTAATCTACCGCCGGCATTGAAGAAAAATCTTGCTTGATCTGCGCTAGCAAAGGTAACTGTAGTACCAAAACTTCTCCGGGCGTCTCCGGGATCAACACCAGGAGGAGCACTAACAATCCAAGGATTGTATGCAGTTAAATTGTTGTGATTGGCAATAACTGCCGAATTTGTTGCAAACAATAATCTATCTTGATTTAATTGAGCGATTGCAGCTGGCAATCCGCCAGAATATCCAATAATTTGTCCGGCTGTATTTGCTGTCAAACCTGATTGTGTATTGCGAACGTGTAGATTCGCACTATTAATGTTGTTAATTAAAGTAGCCCACTGTGTTGCGGTGACTGTGCCACTTACTGCCACGTTACTAATTGGAGATTGTCCATAACCTCGGCTGCCGTTACCCCAGGCCCATACTGCGTGAAAGGTACTTGAATTTGAACTTGTATTTGTTCCTAGTAAATTATTATAATCTTCGGCTTCGATTAAATCAAATTGAGAATATGACATATTTTTAATAATTCCTTAGCTATTTAATTTCACGATAGCTTCTATAGTACCTTCACCTGTATCTAATTTATCTTCTAAACTTCGTCCAATGACATTAAATGGCGATATTTCATTTCTTGCGCCTGACCTAGCCAATCCATTGCCAGCTGCTACTAGGCGATCGCCTTTGCGTACTTGCCCAATAACTCTTACAGGAACACGACCATTGACTGCCACTGGAGGATGCGTTTCGTCGGAACCAGCACTACCATTCATTAAATAAGCTGCTCTTGTACTTATAACTCCAAACACCTCTTCACTTAATTCGTCGGCCGCCGCAGTAATTTCTTTTACCCCGCCTAATGCTACAACTGTACCCGGGTCATATGGACGGTCTGTTTCAAATCTTTCCGCCAAGTCAGCATATTGTGCTTGTACTGATTTACCATAAAAAGTATTAAACTGCATACCTGTACTTCCTAGGTTTACCGATACATTGGTTGTGGGCATAATTGCTCCTGACACGTAAAGCGTTGCTACATTTGACAGAGTGGCAAATGTATTTGCGGCATAAACGTTGCCAACAAAAGCAGTTTGCGAAATTACATTACTCCAACGATTACTAAGATTGCCTAGAGTATATGTTACATTAGCGGATGGGTTAATGCTGGCATCAAATGTAGAAATAAAGGTACCACCGCCTAGCCTACCATCAACATATCCTTTTGTTGTAAGTGATAATGAGGGCGAAGAGGCATCTGGACTACTATATGCTTCGGCGAGTCCAGTAACTGGATTACCTCGTAAAAAGGAAGTTTGTACCCCGGCACGCTTTAAACTTAAAATTAATTCTTTATCATTGGCTGTATTATATAATGTAACTGCACCGGCATTTACTGATCCATTAAATTCACTTCCGGCGCCAAATGTTAATCCGTTATTATTACTAATGGTTAGACCACCGGTAATAGTGCCTGCTTGATCGTTTCTCAAGAAACTGCTTCCAGGTACCCCAATTCCACTTACAAATAAACTATTTGAAAAAGAAGCAGTGCCGTTGAATACTTGCTGTAAATCGGTATTTAAATTTAGACCTTTGTATACTGTAGCAAATCCATCTACTGTTGTTTCAAATGTGTCCTGTTTACTCCAAATGCCCACTAGTACATTGTCAATATAGAATTTTAAAACAACATAAGTTCCTGCAGGGGAAAAAGATACAATAGTGTCCGGGACTGCCCCAGAATTTCCCAAAGATGTTGTGGACACTGGTCCAATGACTAACCAACTGCTACCAGTCCAAACTTTAAGTTGTTGATTGACAGTATCAAACCATTGTTCACCAGCTACAGGAGTTGCAGTAAAGCTACCAGCATAAGTCATTGTGGCAATAGTTTTCCATACTGCATTTGCAGTTCCTTTGGTAGTGGCAGTGTTTATGTTTAGGTATTTTGTAGTAGTATTCCACCACAATTGCCCTGGTAAAGGTGCAGTAGGTGCTGCAGAATTACTAAAATTTTCCATTAATCGAACCATATTTTGGTTCAAAAACAAACCGTACCCTGGGTAATTTTTACCAACTAAAGTAAGACTGGTATTTGAAATATCTATGGTTCCGTCAACCAATCCGCCATTGATTAGCGCAGCTCCGTTAGTTAAGGTAATATTATAAGCCATTTTTTAATTTCTCCAACTTCATTATTTATGCGTTTAAAATTGCTCTATTAAGTCTTAAGAAAAACTTCTAATAGATGTTCCGTATGACGTTGCGTTACGAACAAACGTAATATCTCCTTGTCCAGAAGATCCAATTTGTTGCCACCTGTCGTTAATTTTTATGTATATTTTGTCAATATCTCTCCAGGTGCCATCCACTTTTACAAATGCTTCCGGAACTTGTTCCCATTGGTCTGATACTTTAACCGAAATCATCGAAATTGGCTCTATTAACAAAAATACACGACCATTTTGCCCGGATCCGCTAGGGGGGTTGCTGCCGCTAGCATAGCCCGATTTATAATACGGGCTATTGGTACCAGTGGTTGCAGCATATATTGGGAAATTACCGCCGCACTGACCAGCTTCGCCAGGAATATCGCCCCCGGGAGTTGCACCACCTTGTCCGCCAGGGTAGCCACCTCCGCCTCCACCTCCGCCTCCACCGTCACTGCTGCCCCCGGTTATACCTTTGTCTGATCCGGTTTCACCGCGATAATCTGATCCAGCAGCCCCGGTGGCATTTTTTGTAATATCACCTGATTGCCTTGCGGCATATGGCTGTGAGTAGTTTCCACCACCGCCTCCACCTCCGCCGCCACCGGCTACAATAGCCGGAACATTATTAACTAATACACCGCTTGCACCACCTCCACCACCGCCTCCACCGGACCATCCGCCCGGGCCTGCTTTACCGCCCGTACCGCCATTGAACGATTTAGTAGCATCGCCATTTATGCTTATAACGGACTGCCCTGGTTCACCGCCACGAGTACTACCTTGTCTTTTTACTGTAGGCGATGCTGGTTGTCCTCCACTGCCAACAAACACCTCAACGGTATCTCCTTTTTGTACTTCAAATGAAGTGGTGTTGTAAAGACCTGGAGATCCACGGCCACCTTCGGTACTGTCAAGTCCTCCTGCACCAGCACCAGCACCCCAAGCGTGTGCAGTTATATTGGCACGGAAAGGCATAGTAACTCTGTATCTACCGGTCGCTGATATGCCAGCTGATCTTGTTGACCAAATCAAATCTCCCACTGAATCTGTATATTGATTTGTGATTGTGCCTGGTGCCAATGGGGCTGATATAACTGGACTGTAATACGTTCTTAATTGTTGGGAAATTGTAACTGCAACACCTCTAGGGCCACCACCATTGGTGGCAGAAATCACAATGCTCATAGGACCACCTTGGTGATTTACCAATGTACTGTTTCCTATAGAAGTTCTTGATATGTTGGTGTTATAACTATAAAGATTTATATTGTACTGTCCGTTTATGTTCACTGATCCGGAGTTATCAACTGCGCCAGTTACATAATAATTGCCTTTTTGTAAATCTATTGTTCTTCGTATAGTAATAGAATCGCCTGCATTAGCTGGCCATACGGCGTAGGCGTTCATAAAACTGGACCATTCTCCGGTGCCTAATGTTACCGCTGGTAATGTTTCAATTGCAGGCTGTACAACAAATTCTCTGCTAATTACTTTTGCTGTCATTGTTATGGAATGTATTTAAACCAAATATCGCCATTATCGCCATCGCTGACGCCGGGATCGCTTGTGCTAATAAATTTCCTACTGCCATCCCAGAACACAGATCTGGTCATCACGTATTCTGTGGTCGCAATTTGCAAAGTATTGGCTCCAAATGCCGCAGTGGGAGCAGTCGGTACCCCTACAAATTCTGGGCTTATTTTGTCGGCTTTTGTTGCCAAATTAACTGTAAAGGCTATATCAGTGGCAGTATTTACAGCGTCTAGTCTAGAGCTTAAATCTGAAATTTCAACATTTGCAGCATCAATTTTAATATTGGCCGCAGCAACATTGGCTACCATTGCAGTTTCTACAGATACTGTTTGATCAAATCTTGCTGCCAAATTGACATTTACTGTTGAATTAGTTGACACAATATTTGATTGCAACGCTGCATCGATTGCACTGTTTATACTATTCACTCTTGCAATAGTATCTCTGAGAGCTATTTGTGCATTTGCTGCTGTAATGTTGGCTCTTAAATCATTTTCTGAATTTATTCTAGCCACCAAATTGGCATTAATAATTGCTACGTTAGCTAATAAATTACTATCGCTACCAGAGGTTGCTGCTTGTATTCGACTATCAACATATATTTTGGTAACAACACCAAGATTTGCTGTTGCATTTCCGTTTACTTCAACAAGCCCCGACAGACCATTTAAATGTAATACTCTTGTACTAGTTCCGCCAATGTTATTATAAAAACTCAAATTACCAATGTTAGAGGAATTGGTAATTTGAACGTTTCCATCGATATCTTTTATTGCAAAGGCATTTGGTCCAATTTCTAAATTGCCGCTAATGTCAACATTTCCCTGTATTACACTGCCAACTGTCACCCAGGTATTTGATGTAGTATACGCCTTGATGTTGTTGCTGTTGGTATCAAACCATAATTGACCAGTAATTGGATTGGCCGGGCTAGTGGATAATGCAAAGTTTTCTAATAGATGTACAAAATTTTCATTTGTTTGATCGCCGTAATTTTGTACCAAACGTCCAAATAGTGTAAGACTGGTGCTGGTAGTATCTTTAGTACCATCAAGCACCACGATTGCAGTACCGTCGGTTTTATTTACAAAATACGTCATTATATTATCCTATGCTACTCAAATTGGTTAATGTTTGAATTCTAACCGTGTAATCAATTTGTATCAATCTGTTTAAACTTTTCTGCACCGGGTGAAAAATAACGTGAGTCAAAAGTTTTCCTGTGGTGGTTAATCCTGATGTTCCGTCTGTACTTCTTGCTTTAAGTCCCAGTTCGTCAAAAGTGTATGTATCTTCAAGAGATGTGGTATTGTCAAATGCACTTTGTCCCGAGGGTTCGCCGTAATCTAACAAGCAACTGATAACAATATCTGTGTAAACACGACCAGGAACGTGCCTAATTTCTATTTTGTTTCTAATAGGATCGTTGTTTAATGCACTGGTATTATCTACAATTTTGGCAAAAGTTGGATTGTATAAATTACTGTTGCTTGTGTTAATGTTAGGAGGCAAGTAATTAATAATTCCTGTTGGGTCTACACTGGTGCCACCGTTACCAAAGTGCATTTCGTAGATATAGCTTTGTCCTTTATTTGCTAAACTATACGCTATTGCTTCACTTATATTTTCATAGTGAATAGCATTTCGTTTATCAATAAAAATTTCCCCAGATTCTGGATCAAAAATTTTGATGTGTCCTTGCACGTGAATGCCACCAACTTCGTTAGGCGTTGTTTTACTGTCTGGTAAAGTTTGTTCTAAATCTTTCATGTTTTTATCCATATTACTATTTAGTTGGGGGTCAATCATGGTATATAACTAGGCTCCGCTCTAATAAATTGTGCCGGAACAGTTGTACTATTTTCTAATGTAGTACCAAGTTGCTCCCAGATGTTGCTTCTTAAAACAAGCGTTGATGATAATACTACGTTTCCGTTTGCATATATTGTGCCCAACGTTCCGGCAGTTACAACATTTGCATTGGAACTTGATAATCCGTTTGTCAAGCTGACAAGATTTACTCTTGTTGCAATATTGGATGCAAGTTGGAAAGTTCCAGTGACAAAATCAACTGCAACAACATTTGCATTTGTAATGTTGCTCAATATTCTTGCATTTCCTGTGTTAGCAAATTGTGTCAAGTAATCACCAATGTTTGCAGTAATAGGAGCACTCAGTGTTACTTTGTAAGTGACATTTGATGTTGTAGTAACATTGCCAGTTATGTTTGCAGCACTGTAAATTTGTGCATCAGGTATAAATTGTGCAAGACTACTGTCAACCACCTGAGAATTAGCCAAATGTACGTTAGGCACACCCGTTCCATCTACCCCTCTTCTTATTTGTGTTAAAGAGTTTAATTTTACTAACTGTATGTTTGCTGCATTTACAGAAACATTTGACATGGCGTAAACATTGCCTGTAGTTAAGTAGACGTTGCTGTTTAACACAATCAGTGTATTCAATGGAATTGCGGTATTAGCAGTCCAAGGAATAGCTGTAGACAGTTTGGCCGCATCAAATTTTTGATAGTAGTGTATGCATTCTCCATTTACAAAAACCACCCCAGGTACACCTGGTACTGGATTTGGTTCCGGTAGTTTGCTGGCGTCAACTACTAATATTTCAGTGTCTAATAATGCCAAATTGGATGCCAATGAAGTTGTAGAAGCTTCGCTTATTCTTGTATACACAATATTACTACTCATTGGTTGGAATACTCTAAACCCGTAAGTGGCAGTATTTGCCGCAGTATTACTGAATACACGCATTTCTAAAGAATCATATATTCTTCCAGGAATTAGTTCTTCTGGTGCGTGACTTGAATAGATATCGACATAAGCACCACCTACTATATTGATATCTTGAGGTCTAGTGCCTAGTTCTGTATCTAAGTAAGTGCTGTAGATATTGGAATCAATAATGAACTGCTGATCAAGATATGCTATCGTGACATCAACATTTCCGCCTGAGCTGTATGGCGTGAATCCTTTATTAAAGCTAGTAACACTTGTAACATTGGCTGCAATATTACTGCCATTTAAAGATAAAAATAAATTTGCATAAATGTTTCCTGCTGGTACAGGCAAGAACGACGGTGAACTATAAATAATATCCAATTGGTTTGTGTTGGTCGCCGACTGTAACACCCAAGCATTGGCCAATGTGTTGTCTTGTGTGATATAGTCTCCAACATTGGCTGTAATATTTTTATCAAGATACAACTTGTAAGTGGTTTCAACTGGTTGACCCGTCAAAGTCATTGTATCTCTATCAACACTGATAATTCTAAAATAGCCATTGTTTTGGAAATCAAATGGTACATTGGCTTCTATTCTAATTGTTTGATTTAATTCAAATCCTGAATCGATAAAATTGAAGGCAGCCACGTTACCACTATTAATAGTCAATCCATCATAATTAAAAGAAATTATATTGCTGGAAACTTCAAATGCGTTAGCTCTAAATTCTGGTCCTGTGATTTCAGCGGCAGGGTAAGATGTTCCGTATACCAATTCATTGATATTTTTTCCAGTCATTCCTGATTCAGGGCTGTAGTATGCAGTGATTCTGTCAAGCGCATTTAATAGAACATTACCGCTGTCTATTCTACTGAATCTTGTGAAATCGAATACTGATGTAATTTGCACATTGCCAACATTCACATATGAACTAGAGTTTGCAAATATATTACCAGTGGTAACATAAACATTGCCGCTTAGTGATACCAAACTGCCTGGCACATAAACAGTGTTTGCTGCCCAAGGTGCTGCATAGGCATTTGTCGCCAAAAATGCTTGATTGTTGTAAACAACAATATTACCTGAACTTACATAGATATTACCTGGATCGTTAACAACATTACCACTGGTAACAACAGTGTTAGCATAAGAAGAATTTGGTTCCCACACAACTAAATTGCTTGTATAAGCGTACCTATCAAATTTGATAACACTGTCTATACTTCTAACCAAATTATAACTTAAATTGGCCTGCGACGCATAAAATTCGTTTTTCAATAACGGATATAATGTGGCACCTGTACCATCGCCATTGATAAAGACGTTGGGAGTAGATGTATACCCACTTCCAGGATTAATAACCGTTACGCCCGACACCTTACCGTTTGCATCAATGGTAGTAATTGCGGCGGCACCGGAACCACCGCCGCCGGTAATTTCAACATTGGGAGCAAGAGAATAGTTTAGTCCTACATTTCCTATTATGTAATCGGTAATTTTAAATTTATAATTGTCTGCCCAATCAGAATATAAATCTGATGCGAATAAAGTTTCGTCGGACGCCAAAGCAATATTTGGGCTTCTAAACTCTTGATATCTTGAATCGTAGGCACTTGGTAAATCAAAATCAGTCCAACTTCCATCCGTTGTGTCTATTTTATAATAGTTAGGAATATACTCCCTGACTTGTGTTCGATAAGGTTTTACCTCATTGATGTAGTCAATGTAAAAGTTTTGATTGTCTCTGACAAAATTTGGAAATTGATCTAGGCCTCGTAGAGTATGGAACACATCAACAAAACTGGTTTTAATTACCCAGTCTGGATTTTTTTGCTCGGTAAAGATAAAATTAAGCAAAGTCAAGAAAAGATTATTGAATTCTGTGCTTAAATTTCCCACTAATATTTCTTTGTATACACTTTCATAGATATTTCGTATTTCAACAACCGGAACAGGATCATACGATGATGAATCATAAACAGAAGTATCATACCCAGAACCAGTGCTGACATCGTAAATGTCTGAGTTGACTTGAAATGTTCCGTCCTGAGCACCAATTAAACTCAATGAATAATCATTTTGCACTTCGTACAACAACCATTTGCCCTGCCCATTATCTAAAATCTTAACATAATCGCCAATTTCTGGTGATATAGCTTGTGTATCGGAATAAATGTTTAATATGTAATTTATAGTTTTTCCGTCATTGAACTCGCTATCGTACCATTCAACAGGAGTCCAAAACAATCTTGTCTTAAATTTTTGTATTCTGAATAAATCAAATTCATCAGTGACGGCGTTATAACTGTAAATTGTCCATTTGCCTTCTTGCCCTGAATCGCTTGGAACAAGAATTTTATACCCGTCTGGGAATGAACTAGTATCTATATAGTTTAAGTCGTTGACACTGCCGGTTTGCGAATCGAAACCACTAGCCGGTATAGGATCTTCCAAGTTTAATAGTCCTGGTGTACTAATCAACAAGATTGGATATTGTATCAAAACATTGTTTAATGTTTCTACATAATTACGTAGTGCTAACAGTCTATTATTAAACATCGACTGTCGAGGTTTTACTAAAATTCCCAATTTGTCTTGTGCATTTAATAATGGGTCCGGAATTGAGTTCCCGCCAACATCAAATCCAATTAGGCTATCTTCTAATTTCTTGATAGCTCTATCAGGTATCGATTCTGCACCTGCACCTTGTTTTACTAACTGCCATTCGGTGTGTATTAGGTTAGTATTTCTAGATTCTGCAGTATTTAAATGAATAGCTACATTATTTCCCGTGAGTTTATCATTTACGTTGTAGACTGCTACTGCATTAGGCGCGAGTAATCCAAGATAAGGAATATTCTGATCCTTGGGATTGCTAATATATTTTTCTAATGCAGTAGTGCTCAGTGTACGT